TTGAATCAGAACTTCGTTTAACAATTCTTACTCAAAATTATACCTTAGATAATATAGAAGATGAATTTGAAAAAGCTATAGAAGCTATTGAAGATATAGAAGAATTTGGCGATTCAAAAAAAGATTTTCTTAAAGAGATTTGTACACTTACAGTTAATAAAATAAAAAAAATTATTAATGAATCACAAGCTTCAGTTCATATTCCATGTCAGTTAGATGAAGGAGTACAACTACCAATTTATGCACATGAAACTGATGCTGGTTTAGACATATATGCAAGAGAAGAAATAACAATTGCGCCAGGAGAAACTAAAATTATTGGCACAGGAATTAGAACAGCTATTCCAGAAGGTTATGCAATTCTTATTCAACCACGCAGCGGTCAATCAGCAAAAACTAAATTACGTATTGCTAATACTCCTGGACTTATTGATAGCGGCTATCGTGATGAAATTGGAGTTATTATTGAAAATATAGAGCCACCTTTTAAAGATATAGATTATGAATTTGATGATAATGGAGAAATTCATATTAAATCAATTCTTCATGGTCAATCATATACAATTGCAGAAGGACAACGTTTTGCTCAAATGCGATTAGTTCAAGTTCCAAAAGCAGAATTTGTGCAAGTGGAATCTGTAGGAGAAATTGGTGAAGACCGCGGTGGCGGCTTCGGTTCAACTGGAATTGGCTAAAATTAAAATTGATGATATAAGAAAGGCGGCGATAAAACATAATTGGATATTACTTTCAGAAAGTTATAAAAACTTAGATACAGAATTAACTTTTGAGTGTAATGAAGGTCATAAAATTTATCTTCCTTACAAAAAAGTAAGAGATAAATGGGAGTGTCCAATTTGTAAACAAAATCAATATAATAATTTTTCAAATGAAATAATACCAAAAAGTAAATCTATACAACGCTCTATTGGATTAGACCAAGCTACCCATATTACTGGTTATTCTATATTTGACAATGGAGAACTTATTTATGCAGGAACTTTTGAAGCTGGCGCAGACGACGAAATAGAACGTGATATAGAAATCAAAAACTGGTTAATTCAATTAATTCAAAATTGGAAACCAGATATAATCGGAATTGAAGGGATACAACTTCAACAACTTAATAATAAAACAATTGGAGTAACTACATATCAAATATTAGCTCGTTTACAAGGTATATTAATGGCTACCTGTTGTGAACAAAAAATTGAATATGTGATTGTTCCACCTGCCACTTGGCGCTCACACTGTGAAATCAAAGGACGAACCCGTGCGGACAGAAAACGTTCAATGCAAATGAAAGTTAAAGAGTGGTTTGATATAACTGTTTCTGATGATGTAGCAGATGCTATTGGCATAGGTAAATATATAAATGATAAACACAAAAAGAAAGTTGAAATATTTAACTGGGAATAGGAGGAACATAAATGATTAATGTAACAATGGACCAGATTATTGACTTTAGAAATAATGGAGACTTTTTTGATGGGGTAAATCTTCCACTTAAAGCTGCCTATAAACTTAATAAAATTAGAAAAGCAGTGGAAAAAGAAGGAGAATTTTATTCTGAAAAGTTCCAAGATATTCTTAATAATTACGCGAAAAAAGATGAAAATGGTGAATTAGTCTTTAGTGAAGATGGCGACCAAATCATGATTAAAGATGATATGATTGATGAGTGTAATAAAGCTTTAGCCGATCTTCAAAATTTAGAAGTCCAAATTGAAAACTATGGATTATCAATTGATGATTTTGGAGAAGATTTAGAATGTACTCCAGACCAGCTCGCAGCGCTCATGCCATTCATGGAATAAATTAAAATAAAAAGAAGGTCTTTCGACCTTCTTTTTTTATTATCTAAAATTTCTAACTTGTGTTACATTTCTATATCCAGCGTCTTTTACAATAATCTTTCTAACTCTATCAGCAACTTTGTCAACATCATAATCACTATTTAAATGATCTACATTGATATTAACTTCAAAGTTTGTGTCTCCACCATAAGAACTTTGTACTGAATTAGTAGAAGTTATAGCCTTAGATAATACATCTTTTAATGCTAAGAAATTTTTAGTATCGGTTGCATTAAGTACAAGTTCAGGTTTAGCCGGAGTACCATCAAGCCAAGCTGGACCAGTATAATTAGCTAAACCACCAGTTGCAAATTTATTCCATTTACCATATACTTTAACGAAAGCTTTATAAAAGGCACTACTGGAAGAAGCTTTTTTATTCCAATTTTTTACTGTTTTTCCACTACGTCCAGCTTTCTTCGCTGCATTTAAAACATCTTGCCAGGAAAGTGCTGCAGTATTTGCTAAATCAGAAGCAACCTTATATTCAGAGTAACCAAGAGTTTTTCCACGATTAACTTGAGCTGCATAAGCATCTTTACCTATTTTACCCCAATTTTTATCTTTTGTTTTTGTTTTATTACCGCGATTATATAAAAGTTGTTTATATGCTTTTAATGTATCTGCTTTTTTCTTTGCTGCTGCATCTGCTGCAGCCTTTTTCTTCGCAGCCGCATCTGCTTCTGCTTTTTTCTTCGCATCCTCTTCCGCTTGTTTTTGATTTGCTATTTTTGCTTCTACATCATAAGTACTAGTATCAATACCTAACTCTTCGGCCTCTGCCTTTGCTTGATTAAAACTATCAATAGTATCTTGTTTGCTATAATAATAATTTTTCCAAGATGTATCTAACTTTGCCTGTGCCGCATCTGTTAGTTCTTTTGTGGCTTCTTGATTATAAGTATTATTATCTTTTAGTTCTTCTGCCTTAAAAGCTTGTCTAGCATCTGCATAAGAAATATTCGTCGCAGCAAAATCATCAACATTATAGTTTCCTGGATTACGTAATTCTTCATAAGAAACACCTAACAAATCTTTAGCTTCAGTAGCAGATAAACCATTAGCTTTAGCATTAGAAATGTTAGTTGTCATTAGCATAAGACTTTTAGCTATTTGCTCAATAATTGATTGCACACTATCAATTGCATCGACAACTGCCTCTTGTTTATCTTGATTTGTAGTCAAGCCGACCATTAATTCTTCAAATTTTAAATCAATTTGGTCTCTTAATGCATCCGGTTTTTTATCGTAATCATTAGCTGCTTTGTAAGCTTCATAGATTTCATTACGATATGCTGCAGGATCACTCATCCATAAATTAACTAAAGCAGCATTATTAACACCTTCAGAAATAGTTTCTTGAATTTCAATTTGACGTTCTCTTTGTTCTGCAGCAAGATCTGCTTGTTGTTGTAATTTATCTAATAATTGATTTTCTAAATCGCGCTGATAATCTTGTTGAGATTTGGCAATTTCTTGTTCAAGCTTAGCAATTTCTACTTGATTTCCTCCAGAGGTATCTGCTCGTAGTGCAGCAAGGCGTTGTTGCTTTTGTGCAATATCTCTTTCAGTTTGAGCATTATCTTCTTGTTGTCTACGCTCATCAAGCTTACGTTTTACGTCTTCAAGTAATCGTTTTAAAGCATCACTAATAGAACTACTTAATTGTTTGAAGTTTTCTGTTTCCTTTTTAATACCTTCTTCACTAATATCCCAAAGCTCACTAGCATAGCCAGCCCAATCATCTTGTAGTTGTGAAAGCTCATCGTATAATTCATTAATGCTAGAATTAGCATTTTTATAAGCATCGCCTAATTCTGAAGTTGTATCAACAATCTGCTTAACATAATCTTGAATAGCTTTTGCACGACTTTCATTAAGTAACCCCTCAAATCTATCCTTTTCAAAACTAGTAGTATCAAATTCTACTTTAACTGTCCCATCTGCATTTTGAGTAGTAGATAAATATTTTTGAGCTGCAACTTGAGTTTCTATTGTATCTTCTAAAGTTTTTTTATACTCTTCGTAACCTAATTTTTCAGTATCACTAAGATTAGCTACAGCATTGGCAACAGCAGTATTATATGCAGTAGTAGCATTACTAACTTGTTGTTGATATTTAGTAATTTCTTTGTTAGCTTGAACTAGTAACTTTTGTTGAGCGTTTATTTGAGCTTGTATACTATTTTTACCACTTTGTTTCTTTGTCTTTTTCTTTTTTAGTTTTAAGCTATTAATTTTACCTTGTATACTAGCCTTTTTACTTTGTGCCTTAGATAAATTAGAGCGTGCAGTGTTTAAAGTTCCCGCAGCTTGATCGGCTGTCTCATCTAATGCTTCTCTTTGATTTAATTTATTTGTAATAGAAGTTAAAGTTGCTCGTTCATCCTCGATGCTTAAGATTTTTTGTAAAGCCTGTTTTTGTTCATTAACTAAATCAATTTGTGTTCTTATTTTATCGGTAGATTCCGTAAGTCCTAATATGAAAGTATCTATTGTTTGATTAAGATATTTTGTATTATTAGATTTTACAAAACCCGTCGTTAATTGTTTATTTAAAGTGTCTTGATATTCTTTAACACGAGAAATATTATTTTCAGTAGCTGCAATTTTTTTAGTTAAGTTCCAAATTCTAGTTAATTCATTTTCCCAAGCGAAGAAAGTTTTATATAATTCTTCACCCATTTTTTCTAAAGCTTCTTTTGCCTTTTGGATATTATCTTCAGCAGTATATTTTTTAGAAAGTCTATCGTTAATTTCTTTCTCTAACGCATCTTTTAAAGCTTTTCGTCTTTCTACATTTTTAACTTTATTAAGCGCTGCTTGATTTATTACATAAGTGCCATCTTGCTCTACAATATAACCTGAAGTATTAACAATCTCATTTTTTGTTTTGCTTTTCTTTTTCTTTTTACCCGTTTTATAAGAATATGAAATTTGTACTGCACTTGCTGCCCCAGAGCTATACGCTGCTTTATTGGCTTTTACATTATCCTTTGTAGTTTTTGTTTTTAACGCTTTTTGTTGTGCTGCAGTTCCCTTATCAAGCTGTCTTAACTCTGCGGTAGCTTTATTAACTTGAGCTTGATTATATCCAATATATTTAGTTATGCTTTTAATATAATCATCACCACCGCCTCCACCGGACGCCAGTGATTCTCCAGTTTTTTGTAGAGTAGCTCGCATTTCTTTAATATATTTCTCAAATGCTTTGGAATTACTATCCATTATACGTTGAGATTTTTCAGTTTTACGAGCTATATTTTCCCACCAAACAGAAACGTATCCAACAGATTTGGCAGCATCTGTAGCAGCTTTTGCAACTTTATCACTATTCTTCTTTACATGATTTGCAGTTTTAGTTACGGTTTTTGTAACTGAAGAAGACGTATTAGAAGATGAAGATGAACTACCCCAGCTTCCACTACCTCCAACCATAGAACCAGCTGTAATAGTCTGCTTCTTCTTTAAAATGTCTTTAGATTGCTCATGATTCCAAACAACAGCATCATTAGGAAGCTTTAACATTTGTGGCCCTTCTGCTCCAAGAATCATTGAACGATTTTCCGACGGTAACCAAGCTATTTCAAATCCTTTTTCACCAGTTAGAGTTAGTCCTCCTTTATTATTAGGACCTAAACGACCACCGCGACCTTTTGCGGCTGAACCAAAAGATGGTACTATTCGATGAGCTAAATAATTATTTATTCCTGTGGCGCCACTTTTATTAATTGTGACTGTTTTCTGCCATGAGCCAGTAAAATTAGCAGAAATAGGTACTTTAATAGATGAAGGACCACTAGCTTTATATTTAAGGGTATAAGTTTTATTAAATTTATTAGTTAAAGCAGTTATTTTTGCTTGTGCCGCCGACGTATCCGCTGTGACTCGCATTACTTGGGTACCACCAGTTTGTACCTTAGTTTTTACTCCTTTGGAATCTTTATCAGCAGCTTGTTGCAATTGCTTTTGTGTATTTCCAGAACTAACCGTCGAATTCATAGTAATAGAAGTATTTACCGTAGCTTTATAATCTTTTGGTATAACTTCATCCATTTTTTGTTTTGGTTCTTCTGGATTAGTAACTGTAGATTGTGAAGTAATATTATTTTGTACGGTTGTAGTTGAAGGTGTTTGTTGTTTAGCTTGATCAGCGGCTTGCTGAGCAACTTGTTTTACATTTCCAGTTGCTTCTGCAATTACTTGAAGTACTTTTGGTTGTGCGGTTTCAGCTTCTACATTTTCTACTGCAGCATCTGCCTCACTTGTGTCTGCAGTTGAGGTAACTTGTATATTTGGGTTAAGAGTATTTAAAGTTTGTAATTGTGTTTCAGTTAAATTTAATTGACTTAATAACCCTCCTAATTGAACATTATTTAAATTTTGTAATTCACCAGGAGTTAAAGTTTGTAAGGCATTACCTAAAGCAGTTACTTGTTCTTGACTTAAACTTAAATTGCTAATTAAACTACTAAACTGTAAAGCAGAATCATTTAGACCATTTTGCCCATCAAGTCCAAATAAAGTATTTAAGTTTATAGGCTCTTGTGACCGTAATTCATTTAGATCAGCTTGTAACTGCTTATATTGTTGCTCTGAATCTATTTCTTTTTTATCATTATTAGTTTTATTATTAGCTTTTTGATTATCTGATTGTTCTTCTTCTTGATTTTCTTTCAAATATTGCTGATGAGCTTCCTCACCTTTTTTCATATAATTGTCTAAACCATCTGCTGCAGTTCTTAAATATTCAGCTTGGCGGGTAAAGCGTTGTGCCGTTGCATTATCTGAAGCATTTTGGGCTGCAATCTCAAGTTGTGCGGCTTGATTATCATAGTTTTTCTGCATTTGAAGCAATTTATTATAATGTGTTTGATATGCTTCTTCAGAAGTAAAAGCCTTACCAGTTTTATCATCTATACCTGCAGCAAACTTTTGAGCCATGGTGTCTCTACCTTTATCACCATAGACTTCTTTAAGTGCATCGAAACCTGTCCCTTTATAATATTTTTGCCCATCTGCTCCTAAAGTACCTTGTTTATTCTTATCATATTCATTAACATTAAGGCCACCAACTGCAGCTAAAATTGCACTAGTATTTGATGCAATTTGTGATGTATTATCAGCAGTCGCATCTTCAGCGGATTTATCTTCTAAATCTCTTTCGTTGATCATATCATTATATGCTTCACCAAAAGTTTCATCACCTAAGCTCAGCTTATCTTTTAAGGCTTGACTTACGTTATCGCTAGCTAAGAGATTATCATATAATGATTGTATTTCACCTTTATCATAACCTAGTTCACTAAAATTTTTAATAAATTCTTGACCAGATTTAATCCCCATATCTCCTACAGCAGTTGTTAATTCACTCATTCCTTTTTGAGTAACTAACTCTGTAGCATCTGATAAGAGTTTAACGCCTTTATCCTTTAATTGTCCTTCTAATTTTTCAAGTTCAGGAGGAGAATATCCTTCTGCTTCAGCTTCTGCTTCAAAAGCAGATCTTTTAGTATATAAAACATTGTTTCCACTAGTTTTGTCAACAACGTCAGTACCAATACTACCCTCACCAACAGCCAAATTTTTTCTTAATACGTCTGCATTACTAAAATCAATATTATAAAATTGTGCTGCTTTATTTAACATTGAAGCTAATAGTTGATCTGACATGCCTAAGCTATTAGCTAAATCAGTAAATTGTTCCGCTGATAACCCTCTAGCTTTTTCAAAATCAAAAGAGCCATCAGTAACATTTAAAACTTCACCTACTTCTTTAAAACGGCTACTTAAATCTCCTAAAATCTTATCCCCTTGATGACTTTGAAGATAAGACATAAATTTATCAGCGCTATCTTGCGCTTTTAAAGCTTCACCTCCAGCATCATAAAACATGCCTTTGATTGTTTCTAATCTATCATTAACCGCTTTAAAATTGTTATTTTTAACAAAATTATCTCCTAATAACTCTTCAGCACCAGCCCAAAAAGTTCTACTTCCTTTACCGACATCATCTACGCCATCTTTAATATCATCTACAATAGCTTTCATATTGTCAGCGCCAGTGTAATAATCATTTATTCCTTCTGTTTTTTTCTGAAAGCTATCCGCAGCACCTGCGGCCTTTTCTAATACTGCGGCTTGTTCATTAAAACCTTCTGCTAATGATGCTGTACTACCTCTAGTAAAACTGTCATAGGCTTCAATTTGATTTTGTAACGATTCTGCAATAATACGCTGAGATTCATCACCAGTATTTTCATAAATATTTAAAGCTTCATCACGCCAACGCATTAATTGTCCAATATTAGTAGTAATTGCTTGACCGTATGCTTCTTCGTTTAAATCACTTGCAAATTTATCTTGAGCCGCATCCATTGTTTTTAAAGCAGCCTCATATTCTTTACTATGACCATTTAAATTTTCAACCGACTGAGCAACCTCTTGTACACGTTGCTTCATTTCCGCACCAGTAATGGTCTTACCATCTTGTCCAGTGCCAAGCTTTGCTACTTCTTTTACACCTTTTTCTGCAGCAGCTTTAAATTCTTCAGGTATATTATCAAAAAGTCCTTGTTGACTAGCATAAGTAGATAAAGCTTTATAAATTGGCTCAGTTACTTCTTCAATACCTTGAGTATCTTTACCAACTTGAGCAATGCTATTCTTTAAAGTAGATAAAGCTTCTTTTGTTACTTTATCATCAGCATCTTTAAACTCTTCTTGTGTTTGACTAAGCATATTCGCGCCATGTTCTTGAATAGCTTGAACACCTTTATCAGTTAAATTAGTAAAGTCATCAATAGACACCCCAAATTGATTAGCAAAATTAGATAATAATTGGTCTCCACCTTCTAATTTTTTGATTGTATCTACAACAGCTTGAGCGTCTTCTTTTAACTTAGAGGTAGCTCCTAAATGAGATTTATGACGGCCAACTCTATGAGATTCTGTTGCTGTTGCTTGACTAACTTGCCAACGTTTAGTTTGTTCTCGACCGGCTATTAATTTATCTAAAGAATCATTCGAAATAAAATCTGAAGTAATTTGATCTTTTCTTCTCTTTTCTGCATCAATTGCTTCTTCTACAGCATTATTAGTATTTAAAATAGCTTGACCCTGTGCATTATATCCTTTAACCATTTCAGGGTGCATTTTAGCTATTTCATTAATAATTTGCAAGTAATCTTCATATTCAGCTGTACCTAAACTTACATTATTATTATTTGCATCCACACCAAAACGTAATTGAGCATAGGTGTCTTTTGAATCCATTAATTTATTAATATTTTGAGTTGTTTCTGTAATTCCTTCTTCATAATCTTTTTCAACTTTTTTCGCATCTTTTTTAATTTGTTTAATATTATCTTGATGTTTTTTATAAAGAATACCAGCTGTTGCAACTGCTGCGCTTAAGCCTGCAATAGCTAAAAGTATTGGATTAGTAAAAGCAGAAGCAATACTAGTAACCCCAATCGTTTTAAAAGCATTACCAAGAGCACCGACTGCTACAGAAGCACCTTCTGCGGCCATACCTATACCCATTATTCCACTACCAACCGTGCTTAAAGCTCCACCCAAAGCAGGAAAACCAGCCATACTTATCGCCATACCTAAACCCATGACGGCTTGACCAGCAGAGCCAGTAGCAACAGAGAATTTTTGAACAGCCAATTCTGCTTTAGAAACTTGCATAGGTATATTTTGCCATTCTTTACCTATATTTTTACCTTCGCTTATACGTCTTTGTTGTTGAATCCATTGTTTTTCTTGGCCAGACTCTATATTACCTTTTTGTACTTGTTTTTCAGCTAACTTTTCCCATCTTTCTTGCAGAGCAGGGCTTAATGGTTTTGTTCGAATTCTATCATCAATTTGCTTAATAATTTCATCACCCGTTGGACCGCCAATTTGTTCTGCAAGTTTTGCTGGATTATAAACCTCATCTAAAGATAAATTTTTACCATTTGTTTTTAAAAAGGACTGTACTGCTGCATTAGCATCTTTAGATAAATCTAATCTTTTATATGCTTCAGAATAATTTTTTTGTAAAGCTTTTTGTAATGAAGGAGTAGTTTTTAGAAGTGCTTTTTGTTCTTCTTTAGTTAAATCAGCAATATTTTTTTGAACTTCACGTGCAGTAAAAGGTAAAATTTCTCTTTTACTTTTTCCTGGCCTACCAGTTAATTGATTTTGAGCATTTACTTCACCAGTACCTACTGGTTTAGTACGTCCCATTAAACCATATAATTCATTACGTTTTGTATTTAATAAATCACTACGTAATCTAGCGTTTTGATAATCTTGATTTTTTAATGGTTGTTTTTGAATTGCTGCGGTTACTCTATCTACTGCACTAACAATAGGATTAGTAATACTAGAAGCAATCATTCCAGAATTTCTATCTCTACCAAAACCACCCGCAAACATTTTATCTGCATTAGAAGTTTTGGTCATTCTTGCTAACATACCTAATCCAGTATTTGCTCCAAATTTTAATCCTTTAAAACCTATTGCACCTAAACCAAAAGCTGAAATCATTTCGGCTATACCTTTACCAAAATCTCCACCTATAGCCTTACCAGCCTTACCAAAAGTTTCAATAATTTTATTACCAAAAGTAATAATTTTTTGCAATAAATCGACCCCGCCTTTGACAGCTTTATTATTTGCAAGACTCATCGTAAAAGCTTGCCAAGCGTTACCAAGTTTATTTACCTTAGCCTCATAAGATTCTAAAGTTTTATTAAACTGAACAGTTGCAGCCCCTTCACTGTTAGCTGCGGCAGTAGTTAATTCTTTTAATCTATCATAATTTTGTACCATAGCAAGAAAACGAGATTGTTGTCTTGCACCAGCTGCAATAGTAGCTATATATCTTTGTTGAGTTTGAGACAAGCCATCCCATTTAGATGAAATATCCATAAATACATCATCTAAATCTCTAAACTTATCTCTATTATCCATAAGATCAACGCCAATAGATTTTAAAGCTTTGTCAACTCTATTAAAATCAACCTCTTCTCCTTCAACCTCTGAAATTTCATAAGGATTTTGCTTTAATTCTTGGAATCTTGCAATAATTGTCTTCATCGCGGTACCTAAATTTTCAGGTGCCTCACGAGTGGTTTCAATCATTTGCGCCAAGAAAGCCGTAGTATTACCAAAATCCATATTCGCAGAGTGAGCAATAGAAGCAGTACGTTCCATCGCAAGACCTAACTCACGTGTATCAGATGCGGTAATAGCAGCTAATTCTGAATAAACGTCATTAACTCTTTTAGCTGAAGTCTGATTTAACTCCATATTAAAACCACGAAGAGCTGCAGTCATCATATTGGTAGTTTGCGCATAATCCAAACCAGCAATACGTGCCATCTTCATAGTTTCTTCGCCAATTTCAAAAGTAGCTTGTTTATCTAAACCCTGTTGGAAATATAGAGTCATTGTCTCATATGCGCCCTGAGTAGTTGCACCAAGCTTATTAGCAAGTTTAGTATACTCAGGTAACATATTCCACATATCACTAACAGAAAAATCAGTTACAACTGCAGTCTCTGTCATTGCTTTATCTAAGTCTCTAACAGATTCCGCGGCCTCTCTAATTCCACGAGCTATTAAACGTCCCATGTTTTGTAAACCAAAGAAATAATTAGCTTGTGTTCTTAAATGCCCAACTTGCTCATTTATTTGATTAGTTCGATTAGCCATTTCAGTAGTCGCATTAATAGCTTGCTTCGCACTACTTGCAACATTTGTAAAGCCATTAGCAATTCCGTCAACAGAACTTTTCATTTGACTAAATTTATTGGTTTGCATTTGATCAAATGCATTTTTTGCTTGATTGGCTTTATTTACTAATCCATCTATCTGAGATTGTGCATCATGTGCCCAAGCAATAGTACTGTCCCACTTCGCGGTACTTTTATTATTATTTTGCGCAATGGCTTGATATTTTTCTGCATGAGCGATTAAGCGTTCAATAGCTGTGCTAGCCTGATCAATATTACCTGTTTTAATTGCATCAGTAACATCTTTAAATCTCTTTCGTAACCCCTCAGAAGTATTAGCAAGTTTTTGCATATTAGCAACTTCTTTTTCACCAAAAGACCCTGTTCCTTTTGATGTACCAAAAGAAGAAAGCTGTTTTTCCATATTAAGCACTTTTTTAAGTGCTTCTTCAGCTTTCTGTACATCTGCACTATTTGCAACAGCAATTTGTATGTCTTTATCTCCAATAGATTTAATATCATTTTTTAATCCATCTATTGCTGTTTCAGCACTTCGTGCACTAGATATAAGTTTAGAAAAATCACCCTTTGTAGTAATACCTTTATTTAATAAAGATTGAAAATGAGTGACTTTAGATTCTACATTATCAAATCCTTTTTCTAATTTTGCGGTTAATTTATCTGGTAATTTTAAAGATTGAAGTTGACTTCTAAATTTACCAACTTCACCAATAAGATTACTAAAATTACCTATAGCATCTACTTGAACCGTAACTCTTTCTGCCATTTTATCCTCCAAAACATAAATAAAAAATGACGTTAATTAAAAATTAACGCCATTCGGAATCTTTATCTATATCTTCTTCCAAAAAATATATCTCTAAGGCTCTTAATTGTTTTTCTTTCTCAACCGATAAAGCTGTTCCACTAAATTTACCAACCATCGGTTGAGCATTTTGTCCTAAAGTGAGATTAAAATCTGACGTAATTTTTAATTTTGGAATATAGATAATAGCCGTATGAGTTTCACCAGTTATATCATCTTTAATTCGTGTACGTCCTTCTAATGTCACATACCCTTCAAATATATCTTCACCTATAAAACTAGCACTCGCGCCATTATCATATCCATATTCATAATCAACAATAACATCTTTATAGACCAAAGAAGTTTGAAGTGTCTTTTCATTAATTAACGAAAGACCCGTCAGTTTCTCACCAGTTTCTTTATTATAAACAAAAATCCACGAATCTATAGGTACGTGGGTTAATGTAATTTTCCCCTCGCTATCGGTCTCTAATTCATCACGCTGCGCAATGCGCACCATTTGATTATTTCCAACCTCAATTAATCGAGAATTATTCATAAGCGCAAATTGTGTTTTTGAAAAAATTCCCTTTGTGAAAATTAAATTTACTCCCTCAGTCCTATTCCAAATTACTAACTTTCTATTTTGATAACCGCCTTGCGCAGCAACCTCTTTATGTATCTCTTGGAAGTTAGAAATTTGAATACTATCAAAAACCGCAATCACTTCTCCTGCGGCTATTTCTTTTCCTTTTATCTCTATAGGATAAGTGGATTTTAACTGCACAAAGTACAGCTCTTGTAAGCCAAATTCATTATCCATTTAATTGTCCTCTAATATAAATAAGCGGAGAGGCATCGCCGCCTCCCCGCCATTAAATTGTTTTATTAAATTACTCACCTGGTACGTAATCCGGGTCATTCTGGGAAGTAACTCCCTGAATAGCAGCACTAGGATTTGTATAAGCATCGTGATTATTTTCAAAATCATCAAGAACTGAAGCAACACCCTTATTACCAATAGCATCTGTACCACCAGCACCAATATTGTACTTAACCAGCTTAACCATTGAACCACTCTCAGACTTCAGACATTGTACTGTCATGGAGAATGTAGCAGGATCACCATCAGCTTCCATTGTCAGGCTAACATCTTCTGCAGAAACTTTTCCTTTTGGAATAATAAATTGAAGGAATTCATCTTTACCAGAAGCAACGTTTCTAGCATATGTATCACCAGTAATATAATAAGTGTTGGAATTAAATTCAGCACCGATATCGATTGTAACACCACCATTAATAACGCCATTATTACCACTTCTATCTGCCGCAATTGAAGTGCAATCTAACAGGTCAAAAGTAATAAACTCAACAGATTGATTACCCTGTGAATCCTTACCAGTTGTCCAATCTACAGCAGAAGGAGCCATAGGAACTGGATTAGCTACTTCTGTACCATCAGTTTTTTGGTAACTAAAAGCAGTAACTAAACTCTTCTTAATATAAAGCTTATTACCAGCAATGTCAAAAGTAAGATAATCACCAGATGGTTTAATGTCTTCAAGGCTGTAACGAAGAGTCTTAAGAACTTCTTGCTTATCTCCATAAACCTTCATGTCTCCACCGAACATGATTCCGAGAGACTTCGCACTGTATACAGCGTCTTCCATCTCAATGGTAAGCTCTTTATTAGTATCCCATGAAAGAATCTTAACGTTACCTTTACCACCTCTAGCATCAACTACTTCTGAACTCTGACTTAAAGTTGAAGTCTTAAGAGTATCAAGATAAAGTACTGGAGCAGAAGGTGCGCCCTTTGAGTCTAACTCATAGAACATAACATCAGCGACTTCTTTGATAGCATATTTATCAAGAATAATTGCCATATTATATAGCCTCCTATAATTCTTTTTCGTCTATATTTTTTATCCAATATTTTGGTTTAACCTTTTTACTATCCGCGCCAGCAAGTAAAGCTCGAATATCTATATCATATTCTTCTTTTTGCTGTTCCATAGCTACTAGCCATTGAACGCACGCATAGCTCATCTCTCCAATATTAAGTGGATTTAAACCAATTCCCATACAACAAATTGCAGCAAGTAAAGTTCCTAAAGTTGGAGCATTTTTTGCTTTTTTCTTACTCACAATTTTCTCATGTTCTTTGACTTTCATTTTATAACGCTTTATTCGAGGGTCTAAATTAACCTCTTCTGGGTCAGGCGGCTTAATCATTTCTACACCTATAACCATACGTATGTGATTCTGAAAGTCAAAAAAATTTTCTTCAGTCAATAATCGCGGGTTATCTAAATCCATATTCGGGTCCAACTCATCTTCACTTTTTCCAATCAATAACATTTCAATTTCTGGAACTATAGTTACTGGTTCATGCACAAAATGTAAAAAAGCTTCCTCTATTTTTTCCTGCATTTCTTCATCTTGATAATAATTCATCAATAAATATTGAAAAGGTGTAGGAACTTGCATTACATCTTCTTCTTTTAAATAAACATCATCTAATTCTTCCTGTGTTATAGTAAATAAAGCTTGATAGACACTAAAATCTTTATTACTAACCACATCATTTACTGTAGGGGGATATATCTTACAAACATCTTCAAATTCAATTGGAAAACCAAGAAATATTTTATCATCAATCATAAGATGTCAATGAAAAAGTCTGTTCATAAGCAGAAATTTCTTCAGTTAAAAAATTCAAGTCAAAATCTCCACCTGTCAACTTTCCCAATCCCTCAATCTTCTTATTATTTAAAGACTTTTGAATTTCCCCCATAATAGCAAAAGGTCTTAAATTTGTATCCTTAATAACCCATTGTGTCATTGGCACAAAAGTTTCTAAACTAATAGCTACATTTTTAAACTCACTATTTGTTGCCAAACCACGGCCGCGCGCAATTCTAAGCGCAATAATTGAATGAGCTGTTTCTTTTGGGCCAACCCTAGGAACTATTTTAATTAGTTTGCCATATATTTCATTCTTAATCTGTTCCTGAGTTAAATCCTCATGGCTCAATGGGTCTTTATCAGTATAATATAAAAGTTTTAACAAGTTTTGATTCGCCAAAAGCCTTTTTATAATATACTGTGCATTTATACCTATATCTGCACAATTTCTAACTTCCATCAGTTACACCTCCATTAATCCAAAAGAATTCATCCTCATCATCTTCTTCAGTTTTCTCTGGCGGCGGTGTTAAATCACGAATATATTGTGGATCTACTGATACAAATTCTACACCAGGAGTTGATTGAGTATCATAACCAGTAACTACATAAGCTTCTTTTATTGATTCTAATTCTCCGCCCGCATTAACTTCTAAATAATCATCTTTTCTTAAATGCTCATTAAGCGGTATAATAAAGAAGCTTAATTTTAAATTTTCTGTATATAAAACTCTACTTCTGCTACGGGATTTTAATTCATCTTTTAACATATTATCTTCTTGACCATAAAAATAAGCCCAAGAAGTTTGTTCATCGCCATTTCTATCTATCCATGAAAGTAAATGTGTCATTTTCAACATAATATATCTATTATATCCACTTGCTTTCATATCCTCTAAATAATAGATAAGCCATGGCCGCAGTTCATTATCTTTATCTGGAATAAAAAGAATCGTTCCATTAGGCATATCTAAACGTACATCAGTAAGTAAATACTGCATAGTCTTCGTTTCATTCTGCCGCATAGGTGTCAATTCACCCTCTCTCATAATTCCTTCATATTCAAACTCTACGTAATAAACTGATTTCATAAGCTGTCGCTTAAAATTTTCTTCTCTTTGCCCTTGTATACGAGATTGAAAGTCTACTCCGTATCTATTTAATCTTTTTAAATAAACATCCTCATAATATCCCATCTTCTACCTCCGATTGCTTTGAAAGTAAAGACATACAATCAAAAATTGTACTTCTAAAATATTCATATCTTAAATATCTTAAAGAAGAGATTTTATGAAATAGAGTATAATAATTTATGGTTCTTTCTTCTGGTTCAAAACCATATAATTCAATAAGAATTGAATCCAAAAACTTTTCCCATTCTCTTCCTTTCTCATATTCGCAAAGTAAACCAAACAGCTTATTTTTTAAGCTGTTTGCGTATCCTTCGTCCATACCAGGAATATATTTCATTTTAATTACCCGCCAATTTACTATATTCAAACGGCTTCTTTTTGCGAGAACGATAATAAATCCGTTCCAGCTTCAATGCTTTATATTCCTCTCTTTCAAGTAATTGCTTTAATTTATCTATTAAATTAGCTTGAGAAAAATCTCTTTCTACATATAATGGCTTAACATTCTCCCAAGTGAGAATTGTTCTATTTAACCACTCAACTTTCATATAGGTTGCAAGAATTTGAATTTCTTCATTAGAAACATTTTCATCAACGAACATATCATCTTCTATGTCCAAACTAACTCTAGGAAATTTGAAATAAGGAATAGCAGCATCTAAAAGAGCACGCCAATCTTCTTCTCTTTCATCGTCAGTCCAGTTTAACCATTCGTCTTCTAACATTTTAGGTAAGAAGGCATCATATACATCATAAACTGAAGCCATTTTTTAACCTCTCTAGTTTTCTTTCTTTTTCTCTTGATCTGCTTTATTCATCTGAATACTACCAATAATATCAGTGCCAGTCATTTTCTTAATAATTTCTGCCTTATCAAAATCTACAATTTCATTATCAATTGCAAATCGCGCCAGTTCTCTTACTTGTTCTGCTGGCAGCTCTTGAATTTTTTCTTTAAATTCATGTAACGGCAGTACCTTTAAATAACGCTTCCTCTGCGCGTCATCTAAAATAATAATATTAACTGGAGGTTT